ATGGTTTGATGTACATTCGGAAGATAAAGGTAAGCAGCCTACGTCAAGCTTACCATGGGCAACCCCTATATTTCCAATATCAAATGCATCAACCTCAGGAGTGGGCGGCCCTTGGACTGGAGCAGTAGAGGGTTCTTTTGTAATGGGATTCTTTGTTGACAAAGCATTTCAAAATCCATTTATAATGGGATCAATTGCAGGTATACCTACTGAGCCGCCTAATATTGGTTTAGGTTTTAATGACCCGTTTGGCACATATCCTAAAACTACAGATATTAATAACGGGCTAAATGAGTCTGATCTCTCACGATTATCTCGTGACCCAGAAGGGCATGAGAGTCTTATTAATAGACGAGTGACTAGAGAGACAGGGACTGATAATCAAGGCATTCCTACTGCAACAGCCCCTAGCGTAAAATCTGTATTAGATAATAAACCAGATACGGTTTATGAAGAGGATGATGAAGGTAATAAAACACGAGAATATTGGCATGAACCTCACCCCACTTTAACTGCAGAAGAGTTTGATCCTGCAGAAGATCCGGTTGATGATGATGCCCAGCCAAAGGCATATACACAATACCCTTATAATCACGTATGGGAGACAGAGTCAGGTCACGTTTTTGAGGTTGACGATACTCCGAATCATGAGAGAATACATAACCATCATAGATCAGGTACGTTTGAAGAAATTAAAGTCGATGGATCAAAGACAGTAGTAGTTGTCGGTGACGGCTACGAGATTAATGTAAAAGATAAAAATGTATTAATTAGCGGTACTATGAATTTGACTGTTTACGGAGATTGTAAAACTCTAATTAAGGGCGATAAATATGAAGAGATTGACGGTAATCACTTTGTAACAATTCGTAAAGATAGAGTTACTAAAATCGGTGGTAACGAAATTATTGAAATTTTATCTGACCGTAACACACAACTAAATGGTAATAATAATATCAGAATAACTGGTAATGATATTACTTCGATTGAGGGCAGTGAAACTATTTCCGTTGGAACAACCCATACAGAAACAATTACGAATGAAACTAATATTACTTATGGTGCTGACTTAAAAGAAACAACATTTGGAACCTACATGGGGCTCAGGGGCGGATCTATTGACTTTGCAACACCAAAGGATATTAGTTTTGCTGCTGGCGGTAATGTTACTATACGTTCTGTTAATAATATGATTCTAACTGTGGGCAATGATCAGACTGTTACTGTTAATAATAATATTGATATTACTGCTAGTAATAATATGACTGAAAATATTACTGGTACGCAAACAACTAACGCTGCGTCTACTACTATTAATAATGATGTTGCCGTTACTGGTACTGTTGATGCGAGTGTTGATGTGAAGGGCGGTAATAATGATATTAGTCTTGTTACTCATACTCATACTGGATCACCGACCGCACCTTCTGGAGCACAATCAAATACAGGAGCACCTAATTAATGGCATGCGGACCGGGAAAAGGACTTGATAAGCTTAAAGGTAAGCTCGATGGTGTTAAAGGTAGCCTTGGCGAACTGCAAGGCGATGTAGCAGGCGGAATTGAAAGTCTAGGCGATAAATTAAATTCAGCAGCTGCTGATATTCAAAGCTCTATAAAAGAGATGATGCCTAAGATTGAATTACCAGAGCTACCAGATCTACCAGATCTCGAACTACCTAAACTTGAACTTCCAGAGCTACCAGTTATAGATAAGTTGCAAGATAAAATTGGTGGTGTTATTGATAAAATAAACAATCCACTTGAGATGTTAAAGATTGGTGGCCCGAAGGGTTTGCAAAAAGAACTAGATGATATTAAGGCTAAGTTTGGGGATAAGATACCTGACTTCGATAAGTTACAAGCGGATGCTTTATCTGGTAAAATTAGTCTAGACGATTTATGCAAAAAGGTACCTAATTTAGAGATCGATCAAGCTGAGCCTGATAAAGTAATTGAAAAGGGAACTCCAGCTACAGCTCCTGAGACTGATGCAGAAAAAGTGCCTGAACCAGAGCCTATCCCTGTAAGTCCAAAGTCACCTGTAACTACACCAACGGCAGCATCTGTTGATGTAACCGCTGATGGTAAAAACAGAGAAGCAATAAAAGAAGAGCAAAAAGTTGATAAAGAAATACAGGAGAAAAGATCAGAAAAACTACCATTAACTGAGAGTGAGCAACAAGAGATAAATAAACGTACCCTGTCTTTTGCGTATAAGCTTGCTACTAAAGCGTTATCCGGTGGTGGCACCGATTCTGTATCGTATAAAGCTACTAAAAATTACTTTAGAACTAAGAAGCTTAACCAGCAAGTTTTTGACTTATCTTGGCCTGAGTTATGGGTGCAGGTATTCGCGGTGGCCGGTGAAGATCCTTATAAATATCGTAAAGCAAAAATACCAACGGATGAGTTAAGAGAAAGACAAAAAGCCTTGTTAGAGGATAAAGATAAATTAACTTGGGATTTTCAGACTGATGCACAGATTCTGGATAAAAACTTTAATAGAGCTAAGGAATTATTGCCAGATTATTACGGTAGAGCAGATGATTTTGAAACGGCCGCTAATGAGTACGTCGCGCGCGTGAAGAGCAAATTAAGCTCAGCTTAGTATAAAGGTACTTATAAATAAAGATATGACTATAAGAAAAAAAGAAACCGTATATTCCGATATTAGAAATGACTTGGCCCCCAACCCGGCTACAGGTGATATAATGCTTCGTTCAAATGAAGAAGCAATCGAATATTCTATAGTTAACTTACTTACTACAAATAGATATGAAAGATTGATGCAGCCAAATATTAATTCTAATATTTTAGGTACGTTATTTGAAAATGCTGGTCCAATCACTTCAGATATTTTAAGAGAACAGATAATAAATACTATAGATAATTTTGAACCGCGGTGTATACTTATTGATGTTATAATTATTCCAAGAATGGACGACAATACATATGAGGTAGAGATTACCTTTAAACCAATTAATAGCGAAGAATCACGTACTTTTAGCTTTATTTTAGATAGGACACGGTAATGGCTGCAAATTCTGCTACTTCAGTTGTAGATCTGGACTTTGATACAATTAAATCCAATCTAATTAACTTTCTTAAAGGTCAGTCCAGTATTCAGGACTACGACTTTGAAGGATCGAATATTAATACATTGTTGGATGTATTAAGTTATAATACGTACTTAAATAACTTTTATACTAATATGATTGCTAATGAGATGTTTCTTGATACAGCTATTATTAGAGAGAGTGTAATTTCTCATGCAAAAGAATTAAACTATCTACCAAGGTCTTGTAC